GAAACTGGTATGGTTCAGATGATATTGGCATCCCTCACTCCCTCCGCAGCAGGGCGGGATCATGATGAAGCCTCATGGGGCTGCGGCTCAGTCTTCATCACGCCGTTTAAAAAAATCCCACAAATTACATCAAAAGTCAAGGAGGGCCTGCATGCCTGAGTTCAAAGGGTTGGATGACTGGATAGAGTTGATCAAGGTCGGTGAAGTGGTTGATTCGGAAGGCCGTACATGGAATTTCACGGAAGAAAAGCTTAACCATATGAATTCAAAGTATGATCCGGCTAAACATGAAGCTCCTGCAGTGGTCGGGCATCCTAAAGACACTTCTCCGTCATTCGGCTGGCTCGACAAGACGAAGGTTGAGAACGGTGTGCTTCTGGGAAAATTCAAACAGGTAATGCCTGAGTTTGAAAAACTGGTCAGGGAAGGCAGGTACAAGAAACGTTCATTGAGCCTGTATCCGGATATGACGATCAGGCATGTTGCATTCCTGGGCGGATCGCCGCCTGCCGTCAAGGGTCTTAAGGATATCTCCTTCAGCGATTCGGACGATGCCATCAATATTGAGTTTCCGATTGATCTGAGTGAAGGCTGGATATGGAGCAACCTGGGATCCATGTTCAGACGGTTGAGGGAATATTTCATAGCAAACCATAATGTTGAAACCGCTGATGATCTGATACCCGAATATTTCATCAACCAGATACAAGACAAGGCGCAGGAAGAGGATGAAGAAGAGAAAGTGGCCGAAGGGCCTCAATTCAAAGAAAAAAAACAAGGAGGCAATATGTTGACACAAGAAGAAATCGATAAAGCAATAGCCAAAGCTAAAGAGGACGGAGAAAAGTTGGGAAAGGAAAAAGCTACCGCTGATTTTTCCGAACAGCGCAAAACCGAAAGGATCAATACGCGCAAAGCCGAGGTCAAGGCCTTTTTAAACGGTCTGGAAACGGAAGGGAAAATAATCCCGTCGTTTAAAAGGCTGGGCGTAGTCGATCTCATGGAGCATCTGGCCGGAGATGAAGCTACAATCGATCTGTCGGAAGGTGATGGCAAAAAATCATCTTACGAGATCATGAAGGATTTCCTGACAGAACTTCCGAAGATCGTGAATTTCTCCGAAGTTGCTACAAAAGATAAAGAGGTTCCGGAAGATCTGAAAAAATCAAAGATGCTCCATAAGAAAACCCTGGATTTCTGTGAGAAGCATCCGAGCACAACCTATGGCGACGCCATGAAAACCGTTCTGACAGAAAACCCCGAGCTGGGATAAGGAGGCTAATATGTTCGGAAAAACTACTATCATTGCAAAAGCGGCAAATGCGGAATCGATCGTTCAGGAAAAAACCCTACTCGTGTTCGGCGCAAACGAAAACAACGTGAAGCCTGCAGCGGGCGGGACTGCTCTTATCCTGGGCATAGCTGAATTCACGACTGCCAGGACCGGCGATCAGATCACGATCCTGGTTGAAGGGATCGGAGAAGTCGTCCTGGGAGGACCGGTCGGCATCACCGATCCAATCACCGCGGACGCAGACGCCAAAGGCGTCAAGGCGGCGGCCACGAATTATATCATCGGCTATGCAATGAAAGCCGGTGTTAAAGACGACATCATCCCGGTCATGATCAGCCGGGCCAAAATCTAAACAAACATAAAAAGGAGGCCGGAATATGAATTATCCAAATCAAGCCCATTACGAGCAGGTGCTCACAAACTTCTGTCTGTTCTACCTCAACAATCAGTTCATCGGGGACAATGTAATACCGGTTTTTCCGGTGAATAAACCGTCTGATCTGTTTTATGTTTTCGATCCGGTTGATTTTTTCAAGATCACCGATGACAGCATAGCCCCGAACGCGCTGCCGAATGAGGCGGCCTGGAAGGTGTTCAAGGAGTACTATTCGGTGAAAGACCGCGGTCTTTCCGACTGGTTGCCGGCTGAAACGCTTGCTGCAGCGGATGCGCCTTTAAAGCCGCTGACGGATACCGTTGAATTTCTCATGATGTTATCCCTTCTCAAGAACGAGAAAAGAGCAGCGGAGCTCGCATTTACTGCAGCCAATTATCCAGCAGGGTACAAGATGAAGCTCTCCGGAGACAGACAGTGGGGTAAGTCAGGATCCACGGCGTACCTGGATGTCAAAAGAGCGATCAAGCGCTGCTTCATCAGGGCCAATACTCTTGTTTACGGGTCGGATACATGGATGTATTTCGCCTCCGATAGAAGCGTCGTCAAGGCTATCAAGGGCGATATCATGGGCGGCAGCGTGACCGAGCAGGAAGTGGCGGCATACTTCAAGGTCGATGAAGTTCTTATCGGCGAATCCAAGTTCGACGCGGTAAAGAAAGGCGAGAACATATATGACGCCTCCTATGTCTGGGGTCCGCATTTCGCAGCCCTGCACGTAAACAAGAAGCCTGGCGTCAAATCTATCGGCTGGGCTGTAAAGTTCAGACAAACCGCGCCCGAGACCACGACCGATTTTGACAAGAAGCGCGGCAAGAAAGGCTCTTATTTCATCAAGGTCACACACGATGGGGATGAGAGGATCATCGCACCATCCTGCGGAACGTTCATAGAGGACGCTGTTGAAGCTGCTCCATTCCAGATGGAAGACTGGGAAGGCGGGAAAGCGACAGTCAAAAAGGGAAAGGAGGAAAAATAATGAAACTGAAAAAACCGTGCGGGGAATAAAATAAATCAATCGTAAATTAAGTGGCCGTCCGGAGACGGGCGGCCATTTTGGAGACTTGAATGGCGTACAGCAAACTTGAAGATATAAAAAAACAGCTCAGTGACAGTGATCTGATCGGCCTTACCGATGACAATAACACCGGCAAGATAGATGAGGCCATTGTTAATGAAATGATCGCCGATGCAGACGCGCTGATCGATTCATATTGCGGGGCTTATTATACGGTCCCTTTTGACCAGGCTCCCAAAATCATAAATAAGTTTAGCGCCGATATCGCAATATATAACCTTTACGGCCGCAGACAGGGAGCCCCCGAAGACAGATCGGACAGGCACAAAAATGCAATCAAAGCGCTTGAGCAGATTGCTAAGGGCGTCATCCGCCTGAACAGTCCCAAGCCCAAAGAAGATCAGCATGACAAGGTCATGTTCTCGGCCAAAGACCCTGTCTTTACAAAAGACAGACTGGAGAATTTCTGATGTCGGCAGGTTTCCAGATCCAATATGAAATCACTGATCTTTCTGTAACCAGAAAGCTGCAGGACCTGATTGCAAAAGCGGGCAATCTGACGCCGGCAATGAGGAAGATCGGGCAATACATGCTGAGGCAGACAAACGTTGAGAGATTCGGAAAGCAGAAAGATCCCGAAGGCAAGAAGTGGCTGAATCTAAAAGACAAGACCTGGAAAAAGAAGAAAAAGCCGGTAATCCTGACCGAAGAAGGAACCCTCAAATCAAACCAGAATTTCAAGGCTGAAAGTTTATCCGTCTCGATAGGTACAACGGAAGGTCCTGTTTATGCCGCCATCCATCAATTCGGCGGCGAAGCGGGCAAAAACCATAAAGTTAAAATCCCGGCCAGGCCGTTCCTGGGTTTCAATGAAGAGAATAAAAAGATGGCGATCGAAAAGATCAGGATTTTTCTGGGAGATAAATAATGCTCACGCAGATACAGGACAAGGTGATCGAAAGGATCAACAAGAATATCAAAACCGAAAACAAAAACATTCATATCGAGGCGCTGGACGCCATGATGTTAGAGGTCGCCAGAATGGTTTCGCCGGTGAACATATTCGTGGCCATTGATTCGGGAAATTTCAGCAATATGACGCTGGCCACATCATTCAAAATTTCGATCGACATTGATATCTATGTCGTCTTCAGGGAAACGAACCGTGAGCAGGGCAGAAGAAAAGGCATTTACCCTATTCTTGAAGGTCTTACCCAGCTGCTCATGTTCGATTATCTCGATATGAAGGAAAGCATCTATCATCTTGTTCCTGCAGGAATGAAAAATATCACGAGCAGGGAGTTTGCGGAAAACAACCTGATGATTTTCCAGCTCACCTTCAAAACCGCTTTCAATTTCAAAAGAACCGAAGAGGACGCGCCTGATCTATTGCTTGCAGGCCTTAATTATTATCTTGGCGGTGTACATGACGATCCGCCCGAGACCAGCGATATCATAAAATTAGGAGACCAGAAAAAAGGAGGCGAATAATGTTTGTAAAAGCGAAAAAGGGCTGCGCCGTGCCGTATGAGGATTTATCAGGGAAGATGATCACTGATGGTGAACTTATCGAGGTCCCGGATACGACATATTACCGCAGGTTGGTTATGGACGGCAGCCTGATGACGGACCTGCCGGAAGCTGAAGATAAAAAACCAGGCGAGCCTGGTTCAGATAAAACGAAAAAAGGAGGCAGATCATGAGTATAGGCATAGAGAATATCCCGGCCAGCACCAGGAAGCCGGGCGTCTATCTGGGATTCAGGTTGAATGCAGGCAGGCTTTCCCTGCCGGACAATGCACAGAAGATGATCGTCATCGGGCAGAAGCTTGCATCCGGAACGGTCAAGGAAGCAACGCCTGTAGATATCTACTATGCCGATGAAGCGGCCACTTATTTCGGCTACGGTTCGGTAGTCCACTTAATGGTAAAAGCAGCTCTCAACGCCAATACATATGTTGCGCTTTCCGCTATCGGCCTGGATGATCCCACTACAGGAGCGCTTGCCGCGACTGGTAAGATCACAATCGGAGCCGCAGCAACAAAGACCGGCGTTCTGACCGCGAAGATCGGGGCCTACCCGGTATCAATAACTGTAAACAGCAAGGACGAGAAGAAAGCGATTGCCGATTCGCTGGTAATTGCAATTAACGAGATATCCGATTTGCCGGTGCTGGCATCCAGCACGGTTGACGGAGAAGTGGCCATCACCTCTAAAAATAAGGGTGTGACAGGAAACGATATCAGCCTGACGGCGTCGACATCGAACGATTGCGTGCAGGTAACGGTCACAACCATGGCCGGCGGCGTCGGATTCGCAGATATCAAGAAAGCTCTCGATGCAATCTTTCCGTCGCAATACAATATAATAGTCACAAGCCTTACCCAGTCTGCAGACCTTACCGCATTGAAGGAACACCTTGATCTTGTCTGCGGTCCTCTCGAACAAAGAGAAGGCATAGGTGTCTACGGTTTGACCGGCGCACTGGCGGATATGATCACATCCGCCGCCGGCGTAAATTCATGGGTCATATCGCCGATCGGCTTAAGAAAAACGGCCAGCCTTCCATATGAACTTGCAGCTGCTTACGGATCGGTAATGGCCGGAGAGGAAGATCCGGCGATGCCTCTTAACACGCTTCCCCTGACTGGCATTGAAGCTCCGGCCATCCCGGATCAGTTTGACAGGAAACAGCAGGAAGCCCTTTTGAAAGGCGGAGTCACGCCGGTTGAAATCGGTCCGTCCGGAACGCCGCAGATAGTCAGGGCTATCACCAGCTATACCAAGAATGCACAGAATGTACCTGACGCCACGCTGTTGGATGTCACCACTCCGCGCTCATTGTTCTACGTGCGCAAGGCCTGCAGGACCGCGCTTACCAACTGGGGCGGCCGCAAGAAACTCAATGACCTTACCATAACCAGCGAGCACGGTATATTGCTGTCGGTGCTCAAGAAGCTGGAAGATCCGGACCTGCAGATCGTTGAGAAAATCGAAGAATACAAAGCGCAGCTCCAGGTCAAACGAAACATCCAGGATGCTACAAGAACCGATGCCAAGATACCTTCCCCGATCGTCAGAGGCCTGCATATCATAGCTGGCGTAATCGATCTTATTTAAGGAGGCTGATCATGAGTCAATTTATAAACGTAGCCAGGATAACCATAAACGGCGAGGAAGAAACCAATATCAAGACAATAACCGAGTTTGCGGGCGGTCTTGAAATTGCGAGACAAGTCAAGCTGATGAAAAAGACCGGCTCGGCTGATGTAGTTCCGAGATACATGCTCGGGGTGGATTATGTATATCCCCTGACCGAAACCGAACGTGATTGGGCAAAGGTGAAGGACGCCACAGTCGAAATCATTTTCGATAACGGATCGAAGAACACATACACTGGCGTCAGGACGCTCAATATCGGCGAAAAAAAGATCGATCCGGAAAACGATACGGTCAGCGCTATCAGCCTGATGGCCGAAAATAAGGTGTGATCATGTTGTTTACGGAAAAGGGAACGCTGCCTGATGGTGTGGAGTTTGAAGGAAAGACGCATCGGGAATTTGAGCTGAGAGAGCAGCTTGTAAAAGATACGGTGGAATTCATTGAAAACGGCGATCCGTCAGATATAGCCAGGGCTCAGTTAAGCGCTTCTTTTGCAAAGATAGCCATTTGTACAAGAAGGCTTAAAATCGGCGATATTCCTGCAGATCAACTTAAATCCGCCATGATTATGGAGCTTAACCAGGATGATATGAATGAGATCAATGCTGCAGACATTCGTCTGCAAAACCGGAGGGCGGCCTTTCGAAAAGAGCATGAGAAACCATCGATCGAGGGTGCTGGGACTGATGAAACTGGGCTTCAGCGAGAACCGGATAAACGAGATGCCTGAAGGCGAAGCCGGAGCTCTCCTTATGCTGGCTTTCGGCAAAAGATCAAGAGACGCCTCAGCAGGTGAGACCGAAGGTAAAAGCTATAACGTATTGAGTTTCAAAAGGAAGAACTGATGGCTGACATGACCTTGATGATGAGGCTTTTTGCAAATGGCTCAGGCCTCAGGTCTGAACTTGCCCGTTCTGATAATTCCATCAAGGCGTTTACCAACAATGCTAAGCGCAACTTCCAGTCCTTAAGCAGTTCGGTTAAATCATTATCTGCAATAGCAGGCATCGGTGGCGGTTCATATGCGATGATCCAGATGCTGAAATCATCGGCAGCACTTGATAAAAACCTGACTCAGATAGGCCAGACAGCAGGCGCAAGCAAACTGGAAGTAGCGGCGTTAAGAAACGATCTTTTCTCTCTATCAAAAACATCCGGACAAGGCGTTGAAGACCTTAAGGATGGCTTCAACAGCCTTGTCCAGTCCGGCCTTAACATGAAAGAAGCCAAAGCTACACTGGACGGCATAAACATGGCTATGGCTGTTACAGGGGCGAATGCGCAAACCCTGTCCGGCGGTCTCACTGTTGCTGCGCAGGCATTTCAGTTCGATCTGTCAAAGCCAGGTAAAGCTTTAGAGCTGCTTGATAAAATGACTGTTGCCGGCAGGTTGGGAAATGCAGAATTACAGAACCTTTCGGATATATTCGGCAGGGTGGGTGTTAACGCATCATCAGCTGGTATGAGCTTTGATAAGACACTGGCATTCATTGAAACATTGTCTCTTGTTGAAAGAAACCCTGAGAGACTTGCAACTTTAGCGGACAGCACGCTTCGTATATTTACAAATCTTAATTACATGAAACAGGCTCAAAAGGCGCTGGGCGGAAAGGTTAAATTCTTTGATGCATCAGGGCAGAGGCGAGATGCACTGGCTGTCCTGAAAGATATGAAAACCGAATATGACAAACTGAAAACAGATCAGGAACGCAGTAAATTTATTGGAAAAGTTTTCGGCAAAGCCGATCTTGATACAATCAAAGGAATGCGCACCCTACTTCAGGGCGATATGATTACAAAAAGCTCTCAGTTTTCCAAAACCATAACTAGCGCAAGCGGAACGCTTGAACGAGATATGGATGATGCTATCAGCAATGCAGTCGACCAGACTGGCAGGCTTAAGACTGCATTGAGAGAAGCAGCCGATGGTTTCATTAAACCAATCAACAATACGATTCAGAATTCAATAAAATTCCTGATGGATAAAAGAGAAAAAGGCGGCCTGGAATTAACCGGCAAGGAAATGGCGATCGGAGGTGTTGCAACATTAGCAGGAGGAGCCATTGCTGCTATGACAATCGGTAAATTGGCTCGTTCGAAAGGACTTAAACTACCAGGCTCTAACGCCCTCGGCAATCTTGGCGGCACAGCCATAGGAGTCGCCGAAGGCCTGGCGTTGCAGAAGGCAACCGGCGTGATGCCTGTCTTCGTAACAAACTTTCCTGCAGGTTTTGGCGGTGGTCCAACTATTCCACTTCCCGGCCCTTCTAAAATTCCGGTTCCCGGAAAGGGCATTCCTTTGCCTCCAATATTGACCGGAGGAGGAAGCCTATTGGGAACTCTCGGAACAAACGCCCTGGTAGGCGGATTTGCTGCACTAAATGCCGGTTCATTAGCTGCTGCATTTGCAGCGGCTCCGGTAATGGCTTCCGGATTGGTCGGAGCAGCCGGAGCTGCTGGTTATGGTTTCGGATCGCTGATTAATAACGCACCGAACCTTTGGGGCGGCAAAGATATTTCCGAATCAATCGCCGACGCCTTATTTGAGGCGCTGCACCGAGATTATAATAATCCCGAATTGAATAATAATATAACCATAATGATCGATAAAGACGGCAAGGTGATTACAGACACCAAAGGCGCATCAAAAACACCGGCCAAAGTCAGGATTTTAAAGCGTGGGAGCTTCGATTATGACATCTGGTGATGCTGATTTTTATCTTGCCGGCATTCCCTGCGACGGCGAATCCATAGAAGATACATTCGAGCAGGCCATAGTCGTGCATGAAATACCCCATGCCAATGGCGCCTTGCTTGAAGATATGGGCATGAAGGCCCGCAGATTCAAAATCAGTGCATTCTTTTCCGGTGGAAAATACAACAGACACAAAGAACTATTAAAGTCCCTGGAAAATACCCTTTTGGTTGAATTCATCCATCCGGAATATGGATCGATGAAGGGCATGATCGAAACTATCAGCATTAAAAGGACGGATGAGATAAAGTCTGCAACCCTCGATATATCGTTTATCGAGGAAGAATATGCTCCGGTTGCAGTGCCGATGGTTGCTGACCCGAAAAACATGGTTCAGGACAATGCACAGAAGGTTGCAGATACAAATCGGGACCTGGTGAAAAAGATTACTGAAAAGGCGAATAGCACAATCGAAGCAAAAACCCTGCTGGATAAGGTCATTGATTTCAGAAAGAAAATGTCGGAGCAATATGCAAACCTTACTTCTAAGGCCCGCAAGTTCGTCAAGGCATGCGACAGGGTTGTTTCAATAGCTGAGGCCGAGATCAATAATATTGCAAACCCGGCCAATGGACTTATCTCAAGCATCAACTGGGCTCAGGACCTGCCCGGCAGGATAGCCTCATCGATCGCCTATACCGCCGAAAGGTATGCGCTTCTTTATGATAATCTCAGAAATGCCCCTGAAAAGTTCATGGACAATCTTCAAAACGCCCGAGACCAGATTAAAGCCGCCTGGAAATCCGACCCTGAAATGAGCGCATTTCTGGGAGTAGCTGATATGGCGTTTGCATATCAGGGGACAGTAAGCCTCTCTGAAATTTATTCTGCAGATGAGGATAACCGCAACATCGCCCGACAGATGGAAAGCCAGAAGTCATTTGATGTCGAAGGCGTCTATGTTGCAGCCCGGCCGACGCCAAAACTGCTAGATATCAGGCAGATAGACAGGAGCCTGCAGATATCGAACCGGATGGCCCAGGATGCGATTGATTCTGCAAGAGCGATAGGTTGCCCGGCTGATCCTCTCAAGGAATGCGTCAATGCTCTTATTGATCATACGACTTATATAAAACTGGAAATGGAAAGGATCAAAGAGATCAATATCGCTTATGAGACTCCATTACACCTGATATGCCTTCAAAACGGACTTCCTGCTTCAATGGCTGAAAGGATTGTTGGGCTTAACAGCCTTAAAAATCCTAGTTTCGTAAAAGGAAAGGTTAATATCTATGCAGCCCGATGACCTGATCAGCCTGGTTGTTGGCGGCATAAAGCTGACTAACTTTGTCAGATATTCGGTTACTTCCGATTTGTTTGAAGCCGCCGATGCCTTTGAAATCGAGATTGCCGATATCTCGCTTGATGTCAAATCTGGTGTCCGTTGCGAGCTGTATGTCAATGGTCAGAAAGAGCTAACCGGCCTGATCGATAAAGTTTCAAAGCATATTGAAAAAACAGACGCCAGCCTGACGATTGAGGGCCGCGACCTGATGGGGATAGTAGTTGATTCATATTGTACTGAATATCCGGACCTGGCCAGTATAAAACTGGAAGATTTAGCTGCAAGGCTGCTCAAGAATACGCCATTCATTGGACGTTCATCAATAAGGTTCGGCAAGGGTGATAAGGACCGTATAGCCCCTTTGACCAGGAGGGATGTCGAAGAGGATTATAAATATACCCAGATCAAGCCTGGGACTACGATATTCGATGCGCTTAAAACAACAGCGATGGCTTGGGGCATGATATTTTTCAACCTGCCGGATGGAACCTTCATCTTTGGTCAGCCCATTACGGAAGGCAAGCCCGGATTCAGTTTGATATCCCGCAAAGACGGCCGCAGCAATAACATTATTTCAGCCACATTAACGGAAGATTACAGCCAGAGATATTCCCAGGTGACGGTGATGGGGCAGAGCGATGGAGATTATGAAGGAAAAGGCTACAATATCAAATCAACTATTAAAGATGCTTCATTCCCCTTTTATAAACCATATGTGGCGATCCTCGAGCATGACGGCCAGAAACCCGATGCTTATGCCAGGATCATAATGGAAGACCAGAAGTTTAAAGGTTATGAGCTTGAGATAAAGACCCCATATCACGGCCAGAACGGAGCTAATTACCAGGTCAACGCCATGTACCATGTGGAACATGATGATCTTAAGATTAACGGCGATTTTGTCTGTTATCATAGAACTTTCTCAAGATCGAAACTGGAAGGAAGCACAACGATGGTGAGATTAGCAAAACCGGGGGTGACGCCGGCATGAACCTGGTGCGGACAATTATAACATCCACAAAAGAAGCGGCCATCAAGCTGTTTTCAGGAACAGGACGTTATGGGGAGACATTCGTGAATCGTCAATTAATGCAGCAGTATGGTTTTACCAGCCGTCCCCTTGATGGCGCCGAAGGCCTCACCCTTGTTCAGGGCGATACAATAATCACGATCGCAACCGATGACAAGCGCTATCGGATAGCGATCGAGGAAGGCGAGGTTGCCATTTATACCGCTGAAGGGGATTATATACATTTTAAAAAAGGCAACGAGCTTGAGATTATGACCCCCGGAAAGCTTACGGCCACCGCAGGGAAAGAGGCAATAATAGAAACTGCGAAACTTACAGCGGATGTATCTGAATCAGCAGAGATCACCACCCCAAAGCTTAAGGCCAATACGAACGAGGCTGAAATCACGGCTACGATTAAAGCCTCGGTTGTGAGCTCCGGAGTAATAGACCTGACAGCTCCAGCAATCAATCTTAATACCGAAAATCTTGGGATGAAACCCGAAAGTGGCGTTGGTAAAGCAACATTAAACGGCAATATAACAATAAACGGAACTCTGAAAGTAAGCGGCTCGGCAACATTACAGGCAATATCAGCCACTGCCGTCACAGCGGACGCCATCATAACAAAGGCGGTCAACTGCAAGAACTTTTTACCGGCATCGTCACCGGCATTAGAGGGGGATTAATGGACTTTAAAATCATCCCGACTGAAGATGGAACCGGCACAATGACTTTTTCTGCTGTCAAAAATTCACCTGAACATAACTGGCCCGACTCGCCAAATGAAACAACTGTTATGAACAATATCTGGCTGTCCCTTATGATTCCTAAAGACTCATTTTTTGCGGATCGTGCTTTTGGCAGCTATCTTTATCTTTTAAAGCGAGCCAAAAAGTCACTGCTGACCATACAACGAATAAAGGATTATATCAGAGATGCATTAGGATGGATGATAGAAACAGGAAGGCTTGTAAGCATTGATCCAATTGTCACTGATTCAAGTGAATTCAAAAACAGATATTATGTCGAGGTTAAAGCAGTCCAGTCCAATAATCAGCCTATTACATATGCATTCTGGCAGGAGGTTATATGAAAACCTTTGATGAGCTACTAAACAGCATCCTCATGGATTATCAAAATCAATTTCCAGGAATAGACATATCAAAAGGATCTCTTGTTTTTATCAAATCGGCATGTATTGCTTCAGCATTGTGGGGTTTATTCCAGCAGCTCGACTGGACCGGCAGGCAGATATTCTCTGATACATCAGACAGCGATATGCTGGAGCGCCATTGTTTTACTTACGGGATATCCAGGATCAGCAAGGATGAAGACGACGCATCTTTACTGGCCAGACTCTTGAACCGCCTCAGGCATGCCCCTGCAGGCGGCAATAAAAATGATTATGAACAGTGGGCTTTATCGGTTTGGGTCCCTATTCCGGATGGAAAAGAATATGTAAAACAGGCATATTGTTTCCCGTGTCCGTTCGGCGCCGGCTCGGTCGGTGTGAGCATAATCAGCAGTTCAACCGATGAAACAGCCTCACCCGCCCTGATAGATGCGGTTATTGATTACCTTAACCTTAAACGCCCCGTTGCAATGGTGGGCTTTGATAAAAACACCATCGTTGACCCGGCCAGGCTCACGCCTGACATAACAGTTGCTCTCAAGGCCATAAGCGACTTAAAAACGATTACCCCTGTCATTACAGCAGCGCTAACTCAGTATATCAAAGGCCTGAAACCATCCGAAACGCTGTTTACTGCCCGGCTGCTTCAGACGGTCATGGAAATTGATGATGTATCGAACGCAAAAATAATAAGCCCGGTATCAGATGTGACATGCGCCTGGAATCAGATCATCAGACCCGGAACGATAACCGTTACGAATATGGTGTAGGGGCGGGTTTTAAACCCGCCCGCAAGGAGAATATATGAGAAGAGTTGATACCGACGACAAACTTTGGCATGACGGCGACCCGGTTACCGGAACACCCGGAACCGTAGTGGTAGCCGAGATGATGAACGCCTTCCAGGAAGAACTCTGCGCCATAATCGAAAAATTCGGCGGTGTACTTAACCCTGCGGACAGAAGTCAGCTGTATAAAATGCTTGCTTCCCGGATGCTGCAAAAAGGGGGCAAAGATGAAAGCGTTCCTGGGGAAACCCCTCAATATATTGATAAAGATGGAGTCCTTGTTAAACCGAGCGGCATGATTGTTGATGATTCAGGCGAATATTATTTTATACTTAAAAACAGAAATGAGAAAAATCCTGTAGAATTCTCAATGTCAAAAGCTTACGGATTAACTTTTAATGGGATAGAATTAGCTCACTACCGCGTTTTACATGCTGGTGCGCAGGGGATTCAATATATGGATAAAATACCAGCTGGAGGCATGCGATCTTACTTAAATTGTCGTGTAACAGGTAATCAAATAGAAACCGATGACCAGATCCTTCAAGTTACAGCTTTTCCGAATGGAAAAGAACCTGGGGTACGCTGCTATGGGATTGGGTCGATCGTTGAAAGAGATATTATTAATTATACGATCTTTAATCCTTTTTCGGAGGAAGTCTCATTAATTGGAAGCGCTGATGTAGTGTATATTACACGCTCTTCATATTAAAAAATAACGGCAAAGGATATTAACATTGAAGCATTCTGACATCTTAAAACAGCTCTTCCCCATCGAACTTGGCGGGGTTTTCGATGCTGATATTGCCATCGAGGGCAAACACCTTGATGAAGCGATGAATGCAATCGTTGAGCTGTCTCATGAGATATTCCCGGATACGGCCACAAAAAGCCTTGATGACTGGGAAAGGCTGCTGGCAATAGCATCAAACTCAAGCTCATCAACCCCTCAACGCCGCCAGATTATTATTGCAAAACTCAACGAAACAGGAGGCCTTTCCAGAGCATATTTTATCAACCTGGCTGCCTTGCTTGGTTTTGAAATTGAAATCGAAGAAAGCGCAGGCTTTTTCGAATGCGGGATCGATATGTGCGGCTGGCCGCTGGGCTGGAACCCTTATGTATGGATAGTCCATGTGATAACACCTGGTGATTTCACCAGGCTTGAGGAAACATTCAATCGTTTGAAACCGGCTCATACTCAGGTTGTTTTCCGCCGTAAAATACTTGAAATGCGAGTCGAACTGACCGAGCCAACAAACGGGGCAATCGATATTCCTGCTGATGCAGTTATCCTGGCAAAATTCTCTAACGAGCTCAATCCATCTACTGTCAATTCAAGTACTTTTAAAGTTTTCGCAGGAACGACGCCTATTGAATGCACATATAATACTATTGACCGGACAGCATATGCCACATCTGTAGTACCGCTTCCTGAAGCAAAACATATAACAATAATTCTCACTACAGATATAAAGGGAATAGCAGATGAATGTCTTCCCAATGATTATTCCTGGCAGTTTGCAACAAAATCCAATCGCATTTTTAAAATAACTAAAACAGACCCTGTCGAGAATGGGACGGTCTATCCCTTATTTTTCATTAAGATATATCTATCAGATGATATTGAGCCAGCGTCCCTTCAAGACGGTATGGGTGTATTTGACGATACTGGTGGCGGCAACCCTCGTGAACACAAGAAGGATATTAAAAGTAACTTTGATGAATATTGGGTTGAGATAACAACTGAGATTATAGACCCGGAAATTCCATCAAGCATTTATGTGATAGCAACTCCGAAATTGAAAAGCATGTCAGGCAAACCACTTGATAAACAATATGTTATAAGATTTAGTGTCGATAGATTTATCTCTCCAACCGGCTCATTTCCCCCTGAACAAGACCCATATTATGAGAATGCCGGTGAATCCCCTGAATGCTGGATGAGCTTTCCCGCTAATCTTGATGCTTCACAGACCCTTAAGCATGACGATGTCCATGTTTACGAAGAAAATGTTCTTCCAATTAAACATGAACCTGCTAATTTAAGAATTGAAGGAAATAAGGTTTATTGCAAGGTAACGAGTAAATTGAAACTTGATGGTTCCTTGTACACATTTGGAGTACAAGCACTTCGTGACCAATATGGCAGATATATGGATACCTATTGGTACATTAACTTTTACCCAGGCCCTTCAAGTTAATTGACAGCATACGAAACTATGTTTATTCTAATCCGCTATGTAATAAATTACCCATATACATGATGATATCACGATGAGGCATATAATACAGCATTCCGGTCAATATAACCTCACTGACCTGTCCATTATCGCGCCGCCTTACAACCAGAGATTCTCTTCGCCTTCGCTGCGCTCGGCTTGAGGAGCTGAGCAAGGATGCTCGAGATGCCATGTTGCTTCGTCGCTAACGCTCCTCGCAAAGACGCTGTTTATCATACTCGTCATTGCGAGCGAAGCGCGGCAATCCCTTCTTTTATTAGTTT